GTACAAGAGTTTGCTAAAAAAGGTGGTGGTCATCATTCAGCACACATACATTGGAATCAACACGTATCAGGTTTTTATTTTTTAAAGTGTAGTGATAAAACATCATATCCAATATTTCACGAACCAAGAACAGGTGCAAGAGCTACAAAATTAAAAATGAGACCAAATATAAAAGGTGTATGGGGTGGTAGTGAACTTATACATTTTAAACCCACACCAGGCACCTTAATTATATTTCCAGGTTATTTAGAGCATGAATATGCAGTAGATCACGGTAAAGAACCTTTTAGATTTATACATTGGAACATACAAGCTGTGCCAAAGGAAATGGCAAAAGATGTTTAAAAAAAATAAATATACAGTTATTAGAAAAGCAATATCAGAAGATCTTGCAACTTTCATTGCTAATTATTTTACAATGCAAAAACAGGTTTATGATACTTGTAAAGCATCAAGATACTTTTCACCTTTTGAAACTATACTTGGATACTACGAAGGTAAAGATGAACAGATTCCAAATACTTATTCTCAATACGCTAATATGGCTATGGAAACTTTATTACTTAAATGTCAACCAGGTATGGAGAAAGCGACAGGATTAAAATTATATCCTGCATATACCTACGCAAGAATATATAAAAAAGGTGATGAACTTAAAAGACATAAAGATAGATTTAGTTGTGAAATATCTACGACCATGAACCTTGGTGGTGATGATTGGCCTATATATTTAAGTCCAAATGAAAATGTGGGTGCACCAGATGGTAAAAATATTACTACAGCTAGCAAAGCAAAAGGTGTTAGGGTAGACTTAAAACCTGGAGATATGTTAGTTTATAGAGGTGTTGAACTAGAACATTGGAGAGAAAAATTCAAAGGCAAAGAATGTGTACAAGTTTTTCTGCATTATAACAATCGTAAGACTCCTGGAGCGAAGGATAATATGTTCGATAAGCGTCCACATTTAGGACTTCCTTCTTGGTTTAAACGATGATATAATCCTTAGATGGAGGCAGGGCACCACCACATACCCCCTGTCTCCTTTTAAGGAAATTTATGAGTTTAGGATTTGACGCAATATCAGCATTACCGTTCGCTACAGCACAAACAGCTGGTGACGTACAAGTAAGTGTAGTTCGTAATCAACTTTCTATAAGTATTGGAAACCCTGCTATTTCAGCAGATTCAATTACAGAAATTCCTGATCCAAATAGATTAACTCTTGGTCTTGGAACATTAACAATTACAGCAGACTCTAATTTTACAGCTACAGGTAGTCAGGTTAGTATAACTACAAATTTACCTGCTGGTTCAGCAAGCACAAGTGTAGATATTACACCTAATACGAACCAATTGACCTTGGCAACAGGAAGTGTTACAATAACTGCTGACTGTAATATAGATGTCAATAGTGGGTTAACTACAACACAATTTGCTGTTGATACAGGAGAAGTTGCAGCAATAACATGGAGTCAAATAATTCCAGGTGTAGATATGGTCTGGACACGAATAGATACAAATTAATATGGCATCAACATTTTCATCAGATTTAAAACTAGAGATTATAACAACGGGTGAGAAAGCTGGACAGTGGGGTGGAATCACCAATACTAATTTACAAATTTTAGAACAAGGATCATCAGGAGTCTTAGATGTAGACATGGCGGGAGCTAGTGTTACATTATTACTTACAGATGGTGCTACATCAAACGGTAAAAATGCATACTTAAGATTACACGGAACTCTAGCAGGCAATAGAACAATTACAATGCCGAGTGGTGCAGGCGTGACTAGAGTATGGATTATGAAAGATGATACTGTTAGAGGCACAGCAAATAGAACATTAGGAGTTTTAACAGCGAGTGGCACTACCACTCAAATACCAGTGGGTGCAACTGTTCTTTGTAGATCAAACGGAACAGAAACTGTTATGACTATTCTTGAAAAAGGTTATGCATCTATAACTGATTCAAACACTCCTTTCCCTGCTGTAAACGGAGATCAAATTTTAGCAAACACAACTGCTAACCCAATTGAAATAGACTTACCTTCATCACCATCTGTTGGAGAAGAAATAACTATTATTGATGCAAGAGGAACTTTTAGTTCCAATAACGTAACCGTAGATAGAAATGGTCAGCCTATAAACTCAGCCGCATCTAACTTAACTTTAAGTACAGCTGGTCAAGCAGTTACATTAGTTTATGTAGATGCAACAAGAGGTTGGGCATTCAAGACTAACACAGCATAGGGGCTTAATTAATGGCTCTAGTTGATTTTAAATTTAGATCAGGCATAGACAAACAGGACACTTCTGTTGGTGCAGAAAATAGATGGGTTGATTCTGACAATGTTCGTTTTAGATATAATCTTCCTGAAAAAGTTGGAGGATGGTCTTCATTACTTCCTGATACTATTGTGGGAGTTGCTAGAAAACAACACGCCTTCGTAGATCTTGATGGTAATAGATATGTAGCCATAGGCACAGATAAATTTTTACTTATTTATTTTGAAGGTGCTTTGTATGACATTACACCTTTTAGAAGCAATAATGCAGGAACTCAAATAACTTTTACAGGTTCAACAATTACTACAAGCACAACTCGAGGGACAGCAGTTACGATTACAACATCAACTAATCATGGGTTAGAAGTGGGAGACATCATTGAATTAGATTCAGTGACAATGCCAACAGGTTCAAGTATCGCTGCTTCAACTTTTGAAGATAAACTTTGTCAAGTTATAACCGTTCCCACATCAACGACTTTTACAATTACATCACCATCAGCAGAAGCTAATGGAGGTGGTTCTGATTTAACTTCAGGAAGTTCTTGTGTGGTTGAACCTTATCAAACAGTTGGACCAGAAGCACAATCCTATGGATATGGTTTTGGTATTGGAAACTACGGAGGAACAGTTACAGGTTCACAAAGCACAGAACTAGATGGATCACTTAATGCTGATACAGCGGGTACAGGTGGAGCTGGTACAGCAGTGACTGTAGATGCCACAGCAGGTTTTGCATCAGCAGGAACAATTGCTGTAGGCACAGTTCCAAGTGCTGAGTTAATTACTTATGGTTCAACGGACTCTACAAATTTTTTAAGCATTACTAGAGGTGCAAAAGGTACAGCAACAGCAGGCACATCAAATGGTCAAGCTCATTCTACAAATACAACAGTTCAAGATGCAACTTTATGGACAGGTTTTGGAGATGCTGTGTCTGCATCAACCGTGACTCTTGAACCAGGGCTATGGTCATTAAGTAACTTTGGCCAAGTGTTAGTTGCAACTATTGCTAATGGTGAGACTTTTACGTGGGATTCTTCTATTGCAGCTAACTTTACAACAAGAGCATCAAAAACAACTTCGGGTTTTTCTACAGCTATTAGTGGTTCACTAGGTAATCCTACTGCATCAAGGTTAACTTTAATATCACCTACAACAAGACACTTAATTCACTTTGGAACAGAAACAACAATTGGTGATCCAACAACTCAAGATGATATGTTTATTAGATTCTCAGATCAAGAGTCTATTAATGATTACACACCTACGGCAATTAATTCTGCGGGCACACAAAGATTACAAGATGGTACAAAAATTGTAGGTGCTTTGGTTGCTAAAGAAAATATTCTAGTATGGACAGATAATGCACTCTATACAATGAAATTTGTTGGAGCTCCTTTTACATTTGGTTTTGAACAAGTAGGTACGAACTGTGGATTAATAGGTCAGAACGCTGCTGTAGAAATTGATGGTGTTGCTTATTGGATAAGTAACAATGGTTTCTTTGCTTTTGATGGTACAGTTAAAACATTATTATCCTCTGTAGAAGATTATGTTTATGATGACTTTGATACGACAAAAGGTCAACAGGTTTGTGCAGGTATAAACAATCTATTCTCAGAAGTAGTTTGGTGGTATCCAAGTTCAGGGTCAGATTACAATGATAGATATGTTGTATATAATTATGGTGAGTCTAATCCTCAAAACGGTTTAATATGGTACACAGGAAATGAACCTAGAACAACTTGGGTTGATTCCATTGTATATCCAAAACCTTTTGCAACTAAATTTGATGATAGTGCAGAGGGTACTTTTCCTAGTATAGTAGGTTTAAGTGGGCTAGGTCAAACAACCTATTTTGAACATGAGGTTGGAACTGATCAAATTAATCCTGACGGAACAACTACAGCCATTGCATCAAATATAAAATCCTATGATTTTGATTTAGATGTTCAAGGTAATGGTGAGTTCTTTTTAGCAATGAGAAGAATACTACCTAACTTTAAAGTTCTTACAGGAAATGCAACACTAACTGTTGGTATAAAAGACTTTCCTGCACAGTCAGATACAACAAGCACGTATAGCCCCTTTACATTAACGTCATCAACGACTAAAGTAGACACACGAGCACGTGGTCGATTTGCTAATATTCAAATCTCTAATAGTTCTACGGCAGAAACATGGAGATTCGGTACAGTTAGAATTGATTTACAACCTGATGGGAGAAGATAATGGTTAAACCAGTAGTAAACTTTATGGAAAATTATAGACCGACACCAAATCGAGTCTTTGATCTATATAACTATTATCTAGGTGGAGGTGGTGCTAATACCGGAACAGGAACCGGGGCACAAGTAACTCCTCCTGGTTTTAATCCGTTTGTTCCAACAGGCGGTGGAGGAGGTGGTATAATGAATAATGTTCAACCTTTTAGAACAGACCCTAGAGTGCCTGCAGCATTTGAAGCTATGCAAAGAAGTAATCAATTAGCAAGCATGGGTATCAATGATCCATTTGCAAATGAAGCAACACTAGCAGGTGCTTACTACGGAGATATGCCTGAAGACACTAGTGGTCTAACAGGTAAACAAAGTATGTTTGCAAAAGGTATTGGAAGCATTAAAAAAGGAATACAAGGAACAATGGACAATCCACTTTTTAATATAATTGGAACAGCCATAAATCCTATTGGTGGTGCGATTAAAGGTTTGGCAGGTTTAGCTAACAGATTTCTTCCTGTTAACACAAGATCAATTCAAGAAGGTATTGCAGGTAATTTAGGTATTAGAGTTGATAACATTGGTAGAATTGTTAATACTGGAAATTATATGGATCCTAATAATATTATGGCAGGATATAATTTAAGTATGGTAGATGATGAAACTTTTGAAAAGAGAATAGATAGAATCAACAAAGGAAGTTTATCTGCTAAGAAAAAAGCAGAGCGAATAGCATTAATAAGAAAAGCACAAGAAAAAATTATGGGTTCTAAAAAATTAGCTGACGAAGCAAGAAAACAAAAAGAATTAGAAAAACAACAAAAAGAATTAGCAAGGCAATTAGCCAGAGCACAAAAAGAAATTGAATCTAAAGGATATCAGGACTACGGGTCTGGTGGAGCAAGCGAAGCCACTCAAAAATCTTATGAAGGTCCTGATGGAAGTTATGCGGGTGCTAGTACACAAGACTACGGTAGTGGAGAATAATGACAAAGATAGTAGTAAGATTACCAGAACCAAAAGAAAAATATGAAGTTGATAACCAACGACAAATTAACAGAGCCTTACAATCTGTTGTTGAACAATTAAACTCAACGTTCTTACAGAATCAAAAGGAGGAAACAGAAAGATTTACTTTCTTTTCATTGTAATGGCTAATGTATACAAGAATATTCAAGCAGTGGTTAACGCATCAGGGAGTGATGTTAGTATGTACACTTCACCTGACGCTACAACTAGTATTATTAAAACAATTAAATTATTTAACACACATGGGAGTGCGTTAGATGTTACAATTAAAGTTTTTGATGCCTCAAGTTCTACTGATTTTGAATATGAAAAATCTAATGTTCTTGCAAGCGATGGGGTTGATTTACTTACGTTTAACAACATCCTTATACTTGAAGCAGGAGATATATTAAAAATGCAAACAACACAGACTAATGTAATAAAGATGACCGCTTCTGTATTACAGATTAGTCGATCATAGGAGAAATATGCCGTTCATAGAACAAGAAGCTAAAGAAGAAATTAAGATAATAGAAGG